CTCGAGCGCCGCCGGATCCTTTTTTGACTCGGAGGGCAGGTCCGAAATCTGGAATACGGCGGCTAAGGAAGGGTCCACATGCAGTTCCAAGATTGCCTTACGCAACTCAACGCGCGTGCGGATTTCATCGATCTGACTGTTGACGCCTTCAATGAGATCCTGAAGGGGGGCTCCGGCGATAGGGGGCTGGTATTTCACCCACTTCATCATCTCGTCAAGGAGAGGTTCGATCTCCTCCCATTTCGCGGCGTTTAACGACCGCAAGCCGATTAGTACGAGGTAAGGAACGACCGAGGCCAGTCCGGCCATACCTGCGTCGAGAATCCCCGAGGGGAGATTCATACCGCCGCGTGAAAGTGCGAGGAGCGCGCGGTACGCCCATTTCTCGCCTTGGTCCGCCGGCATCTCGTCGAGCCGGAACATCTTTCCGCGATCACGGCCTTCAGCGGTGATCGTAATGATTTTGTGATTGCGCATTCATGCTCCCAGGGTTAAAGCTGGGAGCACTGTACGCTTAGAGGGGCACCGCCGCAACTGTTTCCCAACTCAGCTCGTAGCTCACAGGCTCAAGCACTTTCTTGCCAGGAGGGAACGGGGTCAAGCGAGTAATGACACCTTTCGTGAACACGTAGTTCTTGTTGATCGATGGGATCGCGAGAACTTGATCGAGAACCATCGGTTGGCGCAACGCATTCTGCGTGCCGACGATGGCTTCAAACAACGTGATCGACGGGCTGTCGGCTTGCAGGGTGATCGTTTGCTTCGTGATGTACGGCGTGTATCCCGCCGACAACTTACCGTCGACGCCCATGCGAGCTTCGGCGGTGTCAACGTCTTCCGCCATGAAAGCGCTATCGCTGGCGAAGCCTTCGACCGTGAACGCGCCGCCCGAGCCGATTAAACCGACAAGGCGCGGTGCGATCGTAAGAACTGCATTTGCTGAAGTAATATCCACACGTCACCTCTTATTGAACATCAATGCTGGCGAGGTCGATCTTTTGGATCGAGCCACCGTCAGCATACCAAAGGGTCATCGGCGGGGAGCCGCGCTCAACGCGCACGCTCGGATCCGCAGGTTTAACCTGGAGGTAGTAGCCTACCTGCGATACCGCACGACCAACGCCGCTCACGCCTGCCGACGTGTCGATTTCTGCGATCTGAAGCGCGGAAAGCTGTACACCCGGTTGAATCGAACCGAAATTCAAATGCACGTTGATCGGATCCGCTGCGGCAGCGCGGATCAAATTGTAACCGCGTGCGTTGTAAGGGATCGACTTGACTGAAGTCAAGAGAACCATGAACGCGAGTTGCAGATCGCTATTCAGCTTGATCTGATTCACGTAGCTGTCGATCCATGCCCACGTGCCGGAGATCTGCCCGTTATTCAAGAAACGGAATTGCTGATTCGCAGTCGAGTAGTTGCCGTAGAAGTTGTAGCCGTTCGCCAGCAGGTTTTGCGCAACGGTTGCGTCGGTCACATCGACCGTAAGCCCCGACTGCTTTTTGAAGTCGTAGGTGATGCGGCCTTGAGTTTCAAGGAAGTTGATCGAGGCGGTGATGCCGCAGATGAACGCACCTTTCTCTTGTCCGGAAGCGACAGTCTCAGCCCACACCGGGATGACCCCATCGAACTCCATCGTGAGGTAGCCGATGCTGCTGGTTGCTTCAGCCGAAGCGGTAGGCGACTCGTCAGTGTCCCAAACGACATAGCCGTAACGGTCGTTCGAGTCATTCACCCAGTCGGCGAACGCGAGTTTCTCGTCATCGGTTGGCTCGAATACGGTAGTGAACAGCGCCCAGTTTTGGGTCGTCGCCACAACAGAATCGAGGAGAGCGACCGCCGTAGAGGCGTCGCCCCCTTGGGACAAAACCGCGCCTTCATCTTCAGTGAACTTCAGCGAGGTCGCAGTCGTACCCGTGGCGAAAGAAATCGTGCTTGCAGCGCCAGTCGAGTCTGCCTCAACGACAAAAGCGTGCCGCTGTGCGTCGTAAGTGACGGTCGCGTACGTGCCGCCGGATTGCAGAGCAGTATCGATCAAAGTCGCGGCATTGCTGAAACTCGTCGCGGACGACAGATTGAACGAAGCGGAGGTGACGGTGACGCCATCAATGACGACAATCAACGTCCCGGAGATCGCTTGTAATTGGGCGAGCGTCATGTCTGCCAGCGAACCACTGCGCAAATAGGCAGGCGCAGCGGCAGGCAGCCAACGCGCGAAAAACAGCGTAGTCGGCAGGATCGAGCTGCCCTCGAAGCCGGCGAAATAAGTCGCGGCCATCGTAGCTTCATCGCTCGTTGCGCCGAAAAAGTTTTTTACAGATTGGAGGTTCGGAAACTCCAAAACGTCGCCGTTGGGGATCGCGTCATCTTCAGAGATGAACACGGAATTCAACGACAGGCCGGTGCCCGCGGGCGCGAGTACGCTCGGAATTACCCGTACGATCTCACTTGCTGGAATAGACTTCATGTTGGGGGAAACCTCACATCAACGTTTATCAGTTCGACGTCCGCCACTATAGCGGATTGTTGAGGGTTCGTGACGCGGATATTCCATTGGAGAGCCGCCGTCAGCGTGTACCGCTCTAAAAACTGATCTTCCCCTGTTACCAGGGGCACCATGTTTGCCGTATCAGTGTACAGTGGAACGGCTTCCGGAGACAATATGTCGCATGCATATTCGTCGCGCCACAGAGTTTCAGCGGCGGCGGACAGGTCCCCGGCACTTTCTCCATAGAAATCAAACTGAACGCTCAGGCGGGTACCCTGTTCTGTCGTCGTCACCTCGTAGTCCGGGTCGTCCGTGTGAACGTTCGTGCGCAGGCGTTTCCGCAAAATAGGGGTGAAAACGACGTGATCTACTTTTGGCTGGGGGACAAGGTTCAAAGGTCCCCGGAGAATCGGATAACCCACGGGACCTATCGTAGCCAGGAAAGCAGCTACTTTGACCATCACGGCGTCGAGGGTGGGGTCCACAATCATTAGGTTTCCTCGTCAACTTGCAGGGCTACGCCTACACGGCACCAATCCGGCCACGTCTCAAATACGATCGCCACGAGCCAAACCTTCGCCTGTTCGCCTGGGACCTCGGGGAAGACGAGTAAGTCGCCGCCCTTCACGTTGGGACGGTTCACCCCCTGCGCGTTCCCATACATGTACACAGCGCGCTTCACGCCCTGGATACTGAGGTAGTTGAGCCGCTTGATGTCGCGACCGGAGAGCGCCTGGACTTGCAGGGGGACGTCTGCGGTATCGGTGTACGCCGGCACAGAACGTCGCGTCAACGGGTCAATGCTCGATCCGGCTGAATGGCGCCAGATACCGAGGACGTCCGGGTTAACGGACGTGACCGCACCTCGGACAATCCCGTGGAGGTTCATTTCGTGTTCACCTTGTAAGTCACGTGTCGGAGCATGTACTGAGTCTCAATCAAGGGGTTGTTGAACCCTTTACTGCGGATTGTGGCTAGCGCGTTCGGCGGCGCGTCCCACGCCTTAATGACCGCCTGGATGCGCATCACCGCGAGCTGGCCTACCGCTGTGAATGTTGCCTTCGCATCATACCCGGTTGACTTCAATGATACCCGAATTATGTCCGCCCACTCCGCCGAATAGGTGTCTACGGAATAGCGGAAGAACGGGCGAGGCGGAACTGGGTGGGTACCGTTGGTCCCAAACTCTTGCCATGTGGCAACCGTCGCAACCGGTACGCCCGCTTCGGGGTGAATGTGTTGGGGGAAAAATCCGACGTCCACATCTTTAGCCGACGTCAACGCCTTGTAGCGCTGCATCAACTTCTTTTCTAGGGACTTAATTGCGTCAGAAGTGGAGAGGGTGACTCGCACAAGCGATCACCATGAGGAAGGCGGGCGATCTGCGCAAACCGCCGGAGCGGCCACATACTGCATCTGACGGAAGCGTGCGGTGGCGGTCCAGTACATCGCGCCCCATTGAGTTTGGTTGTAGTAAGCCTGCCCGTAAACTTGGGGTCCCATATCGGCAGTCGCGGCAACACTTCCTTCAATCGCATATCCAATGCGGCCCACCATTCCGGGCGCCGGCTGACCATTTGCGCCATTCCGTAGCGTCGTAATATGGGCCACAAGCAGGTTAAGCAATTGCTCCCGAAGAACGGCGTCACATACCGCCGATCCGCAGGAGTTGTTGAGCTGCAACGTCGCGAGCCCGAAATTCACCGTTAAGACCGCATCGACGATCGTGGTGAATTCTGGGTACGCAGCCTTAAAGTCCGCGGGGGCGAATTGAACGACCCCGTGGACCGGTAGGCTGGCAGGAGGGCAAGCGATGATGGTCATAAGAAATTCCCGAAACTTTCATTTAGTGAAAGTATTGAGGACTTTTAAGCGGAGATCCGTTGCAGCGATTTCAGATGGTCCTTGTCAGGCTCGATGCCCGGAGCAGGTTTGTCCGGGTTCAAACGCTCGAATCCAGTCTTAACGTTCTGGTCACTGAGGGCCGCGGCCTGCGCGCCTTCAAGAGTGTCCTCGGCATACACGGCCCGTGTCTTCAGGTACAGGGCGTTTTTGTGGGTCTTTTCGAATTCCTTCCACACGTCCTCTGGGACCATCGTGAAAGCGTACCCACCGATAAGTAGGGACCCGTGCTTACCGGTACGGAGACCAGTGCTCGGGCCAGCGACTTCGTGCCGAGCATAGTTCTCATGCCCCGGCTTACCCACTTCGATCAAAAGACCGTGGGGCAGTTTACAAGCGACAGCGATCATCTTCGTACTCATTGCATATGACTCCAGCTAGATATGACGCAGAGCTCACCGGGCGCAGCATTATGCATCGCAACCCAATTAGTGATCTCGGTGCCGGGAGTCTCCCCGGAAACGGGCGATCCGTCAAGTATCGAAGCGTAAACTCGTTGGCCCGCGATAGCGCCACCGGGAAACGCCACGAGGAAATCGCCTGCAGTTGCAAGCGTGACTTCGTAGCCTGGGGGGATTATGTCCGCATGGTGAGGAAGAGCGCGGTATTGAACGATCGGAAGAACGAGCGCACAGCGGGATCGTAGGGAGGTTCGAGCGTTGTCGACGAACCCGGTGTCCGGATCAGCAAAACCGAAAATGCCTACCTGGAGACCGTCTGGGACACTAGCACGATAAGCTAGCGCCCCAGCGAGAAGAATTGAGCGGGGATTGCTGGAAGCGAATTGTCCCGCTCGAAGATTACGCACCGATCAGCTGAGCAATTGCGAACGGCCGATAGATGATGCAACCGAAGGTCGATTGCGACTTCTTTTGCGACCATGAGCTGTGACCCACAACCACCGCGTGAGCGCGCATCTTCACGGCATAAGCCGTTTCAGCGGTGCGATCACCAGCTACTTCGCGGCAGATCAACTGCACGAGTTCGCCAGCGGAAGTCGAATACTGCACAGCAGTCTTGATTTCCAAGTTCGGGTAGTTGGCCTTCAAAGTCATACGAACCGTACGACCGTAGAAGCTTGCATCCGCCTTATCGAGCGCGCTGTTGCTTACTGGCGAAAGAGCCAGGGTCATTGGCGCATCCGCGTCGATCACGCCGTCACTTTGCAGTTGGAGCTGCGCGAACATGCGACGGACGTCTTCGTACACTTGGTTCGGGGTAGCCGTCGCCCACGAAACAGTTGCAGCCAAAGGAGCGTACAGAGCTGGGTCGTTCAACAGACCGTAGTTCTGCAAACCGTCGATGCCGTAGAAGTACGAGTCGTTTTGGAAACGATTCAGCACTTTGATGCTGGCTTGAGATTGCTGATTCGCCCAGTCAACCTTCGCCTTCGAATAACGCTCTGCCTCACGCTCACCCCAGTTGGTGAAAGCTTGATACAGGTACGACTGACGGTGAGGGAAGTTTACATTCGCCTTCGTCATGCCGTTGTTGTTGAAGTCACCGTAGCTCGACACTTCGCCGACCGATTCAATGGTCGTGAAAGTCGCATACTCAGTCGTGAAGTCACCCTTTTGCACTTCCGAGCCGACGATTTCCGTGGCGCGAAGTGGGGAGAACAGAACCTCGATTTGCTTCGGATCGAAGTAGTTGGTTAGCCATGCTGGGATGCCGGCGTTGCTGATCGTTGCCAGTTCCGGCTGCGCGTCGCAGACGATACCGGCATCAGTTACACGCAGTTTGGTCTGCGCGGCCGCTTGACGAAGGAAACCGACCTTGCCCAAACGAGAGTCGAAAGTGACCCCTGCTTCGGCTAGAGCAGCGAAAATGTCCGCTTCTTGGCCGGCGAGAATCACTTCACGGACCTTTGCGGCGTCGAACGAAAACTGCTTGTTCATGTACTTAACCCTTAACCGTTTGGCTGTTGTGCCTGAGAAACCTGTGAACGATCAGCCCGTGCGTTAGAACGTACGGGTGATTTTGACGAGACGGCCCGTGACGAAAGTCATTGCTTCGGCAGCGACAACCTTACCCCGAGAAGTCGTTTGATACGTGCCTGTGCCGCCCGGAGAGCCGGTCAGTTGGGCCATGATGAACACGTTGTCCGGCATGTTGGCGCTGGTCACGTGCGTCGAATTGCCGTCACCGATGCTGATCGTGCCGGTCAGTGTCGCGCCAACAGTCAGGACGCCGGTAGCCGCCAAAGACGACGAGGTGGACGACGGGTTGGCCGGAGCAGCGGTCGCTGCTACGAAGCCCGTGTCCGGATTCGCTGCACTGGCATCGTCGACCGTAGGCTCGCCGGTTGCTGCATCCGCATAAATCGGATCGCCGGCGCTAACTGCGCCGCCTGCGACGAACGCCCAGAAATCGCCGTGGCTGTAAAGCGTCACGGGGAAACCGGCTTGAACCACCAAGCGATTCATGCCCAGGAATTCAGTAATGACTGTTTGGCCTTCATTGGCTACGAAGCCGAGGAAGGAATTGGAGGTCTCTTCGCCGTAAGCGAGGCTGGTGCCTGGAGAACCCCAAGCGAAGAAGCCGACCACTACCGGCGCGTCTTCATCTGCTTTAAAAGCGCCAGGACCCGCCAGGACAACTGCGCGAGGGTTCATCGAAGCAAATGCGCCGACGACGCCCGGGGCGAGATGCCGATTGACGAAGGTTTGAAAACCGTTGCGATTGAGACTCATGTGTTAACCCTTGCGAATCAGAGCGAGGCCAGGAAAGAGCGCATTGATATCTAACGGTTCGTGGCGCGCAGAATCCAACGAAACGTCCGACTTAACTTGGCTGGTTTCCCATGCTGAAGCGAGCTTGTCGGCTGCTAACGCTTCATGTTCGACGCCGACTTTCGTCAACGCAAAACGATAAACTTTTTCGGCGGAGTCAAGCGACACGTCGCCGACTACCGATGATACAGCACTCTTCGCGGCATACAAGCCGTGGGTCCGTGCTTCGGCGGCAGCCACGGCTTCCGCGACAGCGGCGGCAATCTTCTCGTCCATTGCGCAGGCGGCTGCGGCTTCATCTTCGACCTTTTTCATTTTCGCTGCGGCAATCTTCTCGTCTTCCGAGACTTCACTTTCAG